CAACACTGTCTGCCTAATCCTTCACGCCCGGCTTATGCTGGGTTAGAGTCCAACCAAGTCGATCCATATGGAGGGTCAGTAATGACGATTTGTTGCCCAAAGTCAATCAAGGCATGTGCGATCCGTGTCACCCGACAGGACGTAAACGATGTTGTGCTTGACCCCCTAACCCCGAACAGCCGTGTGCTTTCTTCAGGGTTCATGGAGTTGAACATGTCCCCGGACGTTGAGGACGGCGAGGACATCACTACCAAGAACGGGAACGGCGAAATCTGTATCCGCAATAAGGACTGCAACCGGCTCAAAGGTTTTGAGGTTGAGTTGAAGCTTTGCGGCATCCCGCTACCGATGATCGAAATGCTTATCAACGCAACGCTCCTTTCAGACGGCGACGGTAACTTCCTCGGTGCTGCGATGCGTAACTCGCTTGACGATCCTTGTACTGAGTCGAAGCTTCTGGAACTGTGGTCACAGAACGCAGGCAACTCGTGTGCTGTTGATGGTGTGAACTCGTCGCAGTATATTCATTGGGTTTTTCCGCTCACTAAGAACTGGGAACTTTCTGGCGGGTTGAACTACACGATTGGTGCGCTTGAGCTAACGCTTTCTGGTTACGCTCAGAACAACCCTTGCTTCTTCCCATCTATGCCGGGAGCCGAGTTCCCGTCTTGGGTTCCCGGTTTTGGCGATCCTGTTGGTCACCCCACTGGACCTGCCCCTGCGGTTCTGCCGTTTGGTATTTCTGCTGACCCGTGGTCGTTGGCCGATCAGTCTGCGATTCAGGCCGGTGGCCCTGTGGCGTGGCGTTGTGTTGATTCGCTGCCTGAAGGTATCGACGACTGCGCTTATGTGCCATCGTCTTTGGCTTCGGCATAAGAGGTTTAGCTGACGGCAGACCGCGGCAATGGTTGCCCGTCAATGCAAGCTGAAGGGGATCGCTACGGTGGTCCCCTTCTAGCTTTTTGGTCCTAGCAGGTAGGCGAGTGCTACGGCGGCTCCGATGAGGTAGAACCAGAATCCGAGCGCTTCTAGCGCGCCCCACGAGGTTGCTGCGATCATGCTGCTACTCCTTTAAGTTGTTTGGATAGAGCGGCGCAGAGGGTGTTGGCCCATGCGGTGTACTCGTTGAACTCTTTGCTGTTTGGTTCGAAGCGGTCAACGCCGCCGCAGCAGCCGTCTGCGCAGCAGCCGAGAAGAAGGTTGACCATCCCCCAAGCTGTTTCAGGGTCGCGTGTTTTTGATACGACGTAGGCGGCGATGATGTCTGCCGGGGGGGTGGTCTTGTGCTTAAAGCAGAAGTTGGCGACACGCCGTGCCTCGGTGTGGTCTTGCGTTTCGCAGACCAGCCGTCCGTCTATTTTGACTTGATACCAGTCGAAGCGCCCGTTCTTGAGCATTGCGCGTCCGTGGTTGAGCGTTACGCGTCCGTGTTGTTTGGTGTTCATGCTGCTCCTTTTTGAAGTTCGAAGATTCGAAGTTGTAGCCGTACTGATTCGCGTATCGCGTGTGCGACATGCGGGTCAAGGATGTCTGTAGCGGTTTTGCAGGTGCGGCGGTGTGCCGCTAGTTCCCGCTTGGCGGTGGCTAGTTCGTGGTTCATGCTGCGGCCCGTACTGCTCGCCGTGCGTTACGCAGGCGGCGTGCCTGTGCGGGCGTTGCTACTGCGCCCTCGTTGCGCATCAGGTTGCGGATGTCCTCTAGGAGGAATACCAGCCAGTCAAGGTCGGTGGCGTGGCCGAAACCGTTGAAGTCGATTGTGTGTATTTGTAGCAGAAGCGTCTGGCTCTGCATCAGGTCGTGTAGTTGCTCTGCTGTTCTCATGTAGACAACCGTACTACAGGGCTGGGACAGTATCAAACCAATATCAAATATTTCTTCAGATTTCTTTTCGTCCACCTGTAGCGATACACTCGACGGCAGTAGCACATCCGCTACGCCAAACAGAAAGCAAACATGTCAACACCAGAAGAGCAACCCATCGTTGGACTGAAAGAGATCGGCCCGCTGCTAGAAGTAGACGGGCGCACCCCGCACGCTTGGCACTACAGAAAACTCCTCCCCGTCCCGGACTACGCATCGATCAACGGCATCCGCGCGTGGGACCGTCAGACCATCGTCGACTGGGCCGCTGAAACAGGTCGCCTACCAGAGAGCCTCCGCGCTGAAGCAAACACCGACGTGACCATTCCCCGTGGCGGCAAGAAAGCCAAGGCCGAGAATATTGCTGCGCTGACCGGAGCGGGTTTGATCGCTGTCAACATCGACGAGAACGTCCGGTTCAGTTTGTGAGCGCGCTCGTATACGCAGGACTGATCCTCGCCGCCTACAGGATCACTCGTTTCTTTGTGCGCGACTCGCTCATCGGTTTCAGTTTGGAATCCGAATCAAAGATGTCGCAGCGGTTAGACGAGTTCTGTTACACCCCTGACGGCGGCAACCGAAACTGGGTCCGTGGATTCATTGGCGACTTGCTGACCTGCGTCTGGTGTCTCGGCATGCACGTTTCGTGGATTCTGGTTTGCGTCTGGTTTCGTGCGTGGCCGTGGCAACTCGGTGTCGACGGATGGATAAGCGCGTTCGCTGTTGCGGGCGGCGCTGGTTTTATATCCTCTCGGATGAATGCGTAATGCCTGATCCGGTTGAGCTGCACCACTGCCACCAGTGCGGGGCTGGGGTGTTGCCGGGAATTGATCACGATACATACGACGAGAAAGATGGCGAGCGGTGGTGGTGTCCAGAACATTGCCCGCAGTGCTTGGAGACATCTAGTGGCGATTGATTTAAGAACTTGTCCGGTCGCTCCAAACAATGGAGACGAGGGTTGCCACTGGTGTGGCGGGTGGTTGAACGCGAGACAAACCCGCTGGTGCAGCCCGTTGTGCATTTCCAAATATCGGCGGCACCATGTTTGGAAGTACGCACGACCCGCAGCTATGAATCGCGACAAGGTTTGTGTTCACTGCGGGACGGACGAGGAGCTAGAGGTCAACCATATTGTTCCGTTAGCGGGTCGGCCACGGACGGAGTCCTGTATCCACCACCAAACCAATCTTGAGGTGTTGTGCCATACCTGCCATGTTCAGGTGACGCATGCGCAAAGAAAACGTGGAGAGTTTCCCGGACTGATTTTCGATAAGAAGGAACCGCCACCTGCTGGCAACACCCTCTTTTAATATCTCAAATAAGCGGGTGGGACGCATAGGGGGCCAAGCCCCCTGCGTCTACCCGCCGTGCAATACTCAACCCATGCCTAACGAGATGGTCGACGCACAGAGAGATATGTCCGCACTGATGGCCGCTGTACTCCAGAAAGATTGGGACGGCTTCATTTTAATGGTCGAAGGGCTTACCGAGTCTGAAGCGAAAAACGTGACAGTCGCGACAATGGGTTTTCTCGGTCAAGCGATAAGAGACTTTGCAAACCACGCTGATATGGAACCGTTAGATTTCTGGTTGGAAGCAATGGCGGGTAACCACCCTGAAGATCCGTCGGGGTGAATGTAGGCTAGGAGTGTGGCCGCTCCTCCTCCCCCGCCGTGTTCCCAGTGGACTACACCCGAGCAGGTTCGTTTGTGCTGCACGGGGTTGGACCCTGACTACGATCTGACCGAAGCGATACAGTTCGCATCGGAGATTCTGTTTCGACTGTCCGGGCGGCGGTGGCCGGGAGAGTGCAACCGGACGGTCTACCCGTGCGCAGGCGACAACTGTGGATGCAAAGGAGACACTTGGTCGTGGTTCGCAGCATCCGGCTGGGGTTGGGCGTATGCGGGGTATCCGTCGTTGCCGTATATGGTCGCTGGCGGGTGGGTAAACAAGTGGGCAGGCTGTAAAGGTATCTGCCATTTGGACTGCGTCGACTTGCCGGGAACGGTTGACGAGGTAACACAGATTCTTATTGACGGGGTCGCGCTTGACCCGTCGGCTTATAAGGTTGAGGCGTACAAACGTGTCTGCCGTGTCGATGGCGGTCACTGGCCTTGCTCAAACCATCTCGGTGCCGAGCAGTGCGAAACAACAGACGAGATCGTTGAGGTTGAGATAACGGCCACTGGCGGCGACTGGGAACTATCGCTTGACGGTGTAACGGGAATATTCGATTCAACACTCTCTGCCGCAGATTTAGCTACAGCAATCGATCTGGTCTTCGGACCGGGAACGGTTGAGATCGTTTCCGGTGGACCGGGAACAGTGGCCCCATACCTGATTGCGTTTGCTAACGCTGTTGCGGGGTTGCCTGTCGTGGCTGTAGCGGACGTATCTCTAGCGGGGCCAGACCCCGCAGTGGCCGTGACCATCATTGAGGCGGGCTGTATAGCGGGGCTTGGAACGTGGTCGATTAGTTATACGCAGGGGTCGCTACCTCCTCCGGGCGGGCAGTACGCAGCAGCAATGTTTGCTTGCCAGATCGCTTTGAACCGTTGCGGCGGCGACGGGTGCATCCTCCCGCAAAGGCTGAAGCAGATAACGCGTGAAGGTGTATCGATGGACTTTGGCGACCCGCTGGACTTTTTGGACAAAGGGCAGGTTGGGATTTACGAGGTGGACTTGTGGTTGAAGTCCGTTAACCCTGCTGGGCTGCAACGGCGTGCGGCTGTCTATCGGGCTGACCACCGTAAACCAAACACAACGTGGACGTAACCAGTGGCCTGCGACCTTCTTGAGCCTGCGTATATCAACGAGGTGCTGCAACTCGTCGTTGACGATCTTTGTGTTGCCCTAGAGGAATGCACTACGGCGGGCGCGCCTGAGTCGTGTTTTATTTCGTGGACCGCGCCGCCGGATGACTGCTGCAACTTCCTAGCGGTGTGGATGGATGAGCTATTGCCGACAGCGGGCTTCCCTGCGGTAAATAACAGCGACCCGTTCCAGTGCGGGGTATTACGCATGATGCGGGTAAAAGCCCGCCTAGTGCGCCCCTGTTGGCCTGTCGTGCGAGATAACGCCCAGTCCCCGTTCCCGTCTGCGGGTGAGATGCAAGCGGCGGCTGAAGAACTTTTAATTGATTCGAACGTAGTTTGGTGCCGTCTCGTTTCTGCGTTTGCAAATAACTTCTACAACGTAAACGAAAGAGACTGTCTGTTGTCGATGATCGGTGATCTGCGTCCCGATAAACCACGAGGCGGTTGCGCGGGGTTCACGGCGACGTGGATGATGGAACTCTCAAACTGTAGGTGCTGACATGCCAACAAAATTCACGCTCAACGAACAGGCCATCGCGGGTCTAGTAGCGCCAACAGGAATGGTCACCGAGTACTTGCGAGGTTTGGGAAACCAAGTCGCTGCCGTGGCCAGTGCAACCGCCCCGGTAGATACAGGCAAACTCAAATCTTCAATTTTGGTTACCGAGCGGTCTGCCGGTCGCAACGGAACAGCGATTGAGGTATCGGCCAACACCCTCTATGCCACATATGTGAATAGGGGAACACGGCCCCACGTCATCATGCCTAAGAAAGCAAAGATGCTCCGCTTCCCAAATAAGGCTGGCGAGATCGTGTTTGCAAACAAGGTCAACCATCCGGGGACAAAACCGCAGCCTTTTATGCTCAACGCAATGCTCGCTGTTATCAGGTAACATCATCGTGTTACCACTAGCAAACATGGAGCAAACATGGCTGATGAAGTAGTTGCCACGAGTGACGTATTGGAATCTCTTGCGGCTGAAGCCGCAGGCACGACGCTTGAATTGAAAGTCCGTGACGAGGTGTTTGGTTTAGCACCGGAGATCCCTGCAATCGTTATGTTGCGGCTATCAGCGGCGGGCGACCCCAAGACCCCACCGGCCCGCCAGATGACAGCGATTGCTAACTTTCTGGAACACGCAGTCATCCCAGATGACCGCGATAGGTTCAACGAGTTCCTTGAAGACGCTGACCCGATCATCGACTTCGAGGAGTTGAACAAAATTCTTGAGCGGGCCACTGAGGTTATCGCTGCGCGCCCTTCCGAGCCGTAACCCTTCTCTCCTCATGGTGTGCCGCTAACGCTTTGGAAGTTGACGGCGTGTTGGTCGGCAAAGGTTTACGGCTGACCGACCTGTCGTTAATACAGATGCTGAACTTTGCTTACTCGCATCTTGTTGCTGACGCTGACGAGGAAGGCAGAAAGAAAGTGAACCTCGCTCTGGCAGGACGGCTCGGTGAACACGGCGGCGAGATCATCGACGATCCGATGTTGCCTGCAAGTATGCAGGGCAAAGAGGCTCCGGCGTGGTGGAATAGTGACCATGATGCTTTCGCGGATCAGCACACGCTTGCTGACTCTGATACACAGTTCCACGGGGTGCGTTGATGGCTGACGTCATAGGGCGCGCGGTCATTGAGATCGTTCCTGACTTCTCTCTGTTCCGTAAAGAGATGTCTCAAACGATTCAGGCTTTGACGCGTGAGATGGCCCAGCAGTTAGCTAAGTCTGATGTTGCTGCACCGCTTGCTAAGTCGTTTGGCGAGGCGGGAAAGAAAGCCAGCGATAACCTATTAGCGGCCACTGGTAAAGCGTTCACCGAGGTCGCTGCGGATGCGAGCAAGGCGGGGGAGAAGGTTTCTTCGTCGTTGCAGGACTCCGCTCGTAAATCGTCGGCGGCGTTTGAGAGCGTTGATAAGGCCGTTGACTTTCAGAAGTTGATGACCGCTGCTTATAGTGCGGGCGACAAGGTTTCTTCTTCGATGCAGGAATCGGCGCGCAAATCTTCTGCTGCGTTTGACACCGTTGATAAGGCAGTCAACTTTCAGAAGTTGATGACGGCGGCGTATGGGACAGGCGAGAAGGTCACGGCTGCGTTCAAGGAATCTGCACGGCAGTCATCTGCGGCGCTAGACACGGTTTCTCAGGCGGGTGCGTTTCAAGGTCTGGCTGCTGCTGCGTCTGCTGTTGGGGAGAAGGTTACAGGCGCGTTCAAGGAAGCGGGTCGGCAAGCTTCGACGGCGTTGCGGAGCGTGGCCGATGGTTCAGCGTTCACGGGTTTGGCGGCGGCGGCTTCGAGCGCCGGGGAGAAAGTCACGGGGGCGTTTAAGGAAGCGGGTCGTCAGGGGCAGGCGGCGCTGCGGGCTATTGGTGACAGTTCTACTTTTCAGGGTTTGTTGGCGGCGGCCAAAGCTGCGGGCGAGAGGATAACCGGGGAGTTTAAGGAATCGGCGCGCGAGTCTGAACGCGCAATGCAGCAAGTTGATCAGGCTGGTAAGACGGGGATGGGCGGGTTTGGTAAGGCGGCTATTGGTATTGGTATCGCGACTGCCGGGTTCTATGTTCTCGGCGGCGCGATCAAGGAATCGGTTGAGGCGGCTAACGAGTCTGCTCGTATCGGGCGGATCACTGAAGCTGTCATTGCGGCCACCGGCGGGGCGGCAAACCTTTCAGCGAAACAAATTGACGATCTTGCCGTGTCGTTGTCTAACAAGACTGGTATCGACGATGAGGCAATCAAGTCCTCGTCGAATGTGCTGTTGACGTTCAAGAATATTAAAGACCAGATGGGCGAAGGCAACGACATCTTTGCTAGGACTCAGAAAGCAGTCCTTGACGTTTCAACCGTTCTTGGTAAGGACTTCGCCGGGTCATCGGTGATGCTCGGCAAGGCGCTCAACGACCCGATCAAGGGCATGACTGCTCTTGGCAAATCTGGTATCCAGTTCACTGCGGAGCAGAAGGAAACGATCAAGGGGCTAGTCGAAGCAGGCGATCTACTAAGCGCGCAGAAACTTATTCTCGGTGAGGTCGAAGGTCAGATGGGTGGTGCGGCTGCGGCTGCGGCTAACCCGATGGAACGGTTGAAAACCGTTGTTGACAACTTGAAGGAATCGTTCGGCGCAGGGCTGCTGCCTATTGTAACGGTGTTCGCTGATGTGTTTTCTAAGCTCGCTGAAACACTCGGCCCAGTATTGCAAGAGGTTGGCACGGCACTCGGCGGGGCGCTTGCCCCGCTGATGGAGGCTGTTGGTCCTATTCTTGTGACGCTAGGCGGGTCGTTCGCAGGTTTGCTAGAAGGGATCACGCCGGGGTTAGAAGCGTTAGCGGGTGCGTTCGCTGAAACGTTCGCAACGCTTGGCCCGGTTATAACTGAAACGTTCACAACGATTGGAGCGGTCATTGGTGACCTGTTACCTATCTTCACTCCTATCATCGGCATATTAGGAAACTTTGCTGAAGCAATTTTGCCGGTACTCGCTCAAGCGTTGTATGTGATAGGCGATGTGATTGGCAATGTTCTTGGTCCTGTTCTTGCAGTTCTTGGACCGTTGATCGCTCAACTTGTTTCTCAACTTGGTGACGTGTTGTTAGATGTGGTTCTTGCGTTAGCGCCACCGTTCTTGACTATTGCTGAGGTGCTTGGCGGGGCGCTTGCTACCGCACTGACTGTCGTGGCCCCGTTTCTGCAAACACTGGTTTCAACTTTTGCTGAAATGATTACCGGCTTCTTGCCGGTGCTGGTTCCGTTGTTGCAGTCAATGGCTGAAGCGTTCGGGACTTTGCTAACAGCGTTGCTTCCTCTGTTGCCAACGATTGTTGAACTCGTTACGAACATCGGTGCGAACTTCTTAGAAGCGATCATGGCTATTTTGCCCGTCATCATCGAACTTGTAACAGCATTTGCTACAGGGCTTGCTCCTGTGTTAGATGGCATCAAACCGTTGATTACGGCGGTTGGTGATGTGTTTGAGGCGATCACACCGTTCATTCCTATTCTTGCGGATGCGATGCTTCAGGTTGCGTTAGCGGTGATTGAGATGTTGCCGTCGTTGATGCCGCTTGTGGACATAATGATAAATCTGTTGAACGCTATTATTCCTATTATTCCTCAGCTTGCTGAGATGGCTGTTCAAGCGATTGTGTTGCTCCCGCCGATTGTTGGTTTGGTTGCGAAGCTGTTGGAGTTTGAGCCTCTGCTTTATCTGATCGTCGGGGCGCTTGCGGCGTATGCTGCCGCACAACTTCTAGGGAACATTGCTAATGGTGCTGCTGCCGCGTTGTTCGCTGCACAGAACGTGGCAATCACTATCTATAGCGGGCTGATGAAAGCCGCGAAAGTAGCAACGGCTGTTTGGACGGGTGCGCAATGGTTACTGAACGCTGCGCTAAACGCTAACCCGATTGGTCTAATCGTTGTTGCGATTGCTGCTCTCGTCGCAGGCGTAGTTATCGCTTACAAGAACTTCAAACCGTTCAGAGACATCGTTGACAAGATAGGCGACTTCTTTCAGAACACTCTGTGGCCTGCTATCAAGAAAATTGCGGACATCATTGGCGGCGCGTTGATGACTGCCGTGGACGCGATCTGGCCGATCTTCCAGAAGTGGTTCGACATCATCAAGGGGTTGTATCTGCAACCGTTGATCGACGCTTTCAACACGCTGAAGAAGTTGTTCACCGGCGATTTCAAAGGCGCGCTAGAAGGCATCAAAAACCTGTTTAGCAACCTCGGTGAGACGTTCGGCAAGATAGGCGATTTGGCGGGGACGCTGATCGGTGCGCTCATGCCTGCTCTCGCATCGGTCGGGTCGTGGTTGTTCACTGAGGGTATCCCGATGCTTCTCGGGTTCATTTGGGATGGGTTGAAGATGCTGCCGGGAATGCTTCTCGGGCTTGGACAACTTTTGTTTGATGGTCTGAAACTTGCGTTCAACTTCATTGTTGAAAACGGACCGATGATACTTGCGACACTTTGGGGTTGGATTTCGGGGATCGGCAGTTCGCTCATCGGGTTACTCGGTGACCTTGGCGGGATGCTCTTAGGTTGGCTCACAACAGCGTTCAACTGGTTGGTCGAAAACGGTCCCGGTATCCTCGCAACTCTGTGGGGTTGGATTTCAGGTATACCGGGAATGCTCCTCGGGTTGCTTGGCAATCTTGGTGGGATGCTGTTGGGCTGGTTGACAGCGGCGTTCAACTGGTTGGTGGAGAACGGGCCGGGCATCCTCGCGACGTTGCTGGGTTGGATTCTGACGATTCCAAGGATGCTCGTTGACGGGCTGCTGACACTCGGCGGTTTGCTGTTCGATGGGGTGAAGATCGCGTTCAACTTTATTGTGGAGAAGGGGCCGGAGGTTCTCGCTACCGTGCTTGGGTGGGTGACTGGTATTCCGGGGATGCTGATTGGTGGTCTTGGTGCTATCGGTGAGCAACTGTTCACTTGGGCTAAAGCAGGGTTTGATCTGGTCAAAGAGAAAGGCCCTGAGCTTCTCACGGGCTTGGTTGATTTCTTCAAAGGTATCCCCGGCAAACTTGTTGACGCTCTTGGTGGTGCGGCTACGGGTGCGTTCAATTTTGCTGCCAAGATTTTCAATGCGTTGCGTGGTTTCATAAACGACAAGTTGATAAACAAGTTGCGTAACATTTCGGTGTTCGGCGCTAAACCATTCTCAGGGCTTCCAGAGGTTCCTGATATTCCCCTTGCTCAAGGTGGAATCATTACCACGGCAACAAACGCTTTGATCGGTGAAGACGGCGCTGAGGTTGTTATCCCGTTGACCAAACCTGAGCGGGCTAAAGAACTACTCGTTCAGTCTGGTTTGATGAATCTGATCTCTAGCGGTTCACCCGGCATCGCGATGTCAGCGCCACCGGCCACGCCTGATGCAAGCGGGGTAGCGGCCACGGTCACGACAGCGATGTCGTCTGTTGTTGACTCTGCAATAGTTGCTTTGCAACCGATCAAAGATTGGTTTGCGACACTCTCAACGTTTGCTATTGACTCGCTCAAGACCTTCGGGGAAACCGTGTGGGCTGGAGTTCAAGTCACGTTCCAGTTCCTCGCTACGCAAATATTGATGTTGCTTGAAAGTTTGACTGCGTACATCGCGCTGTGGCCGATGACGATCAGTGCGTTGCTTGCAAACACGGGTGGGTTGATCTGGTTGAGTATGGCGGGCGGGATGGGCGTGTTTGCTTCTTCGTTCAAAGCCGTCTTTGCTGACCTGAGCGTGTACGTCACGACTTGGAAGACCGGCTTAGAAGCAGGATTTGGCGCGTTGCCTGCGTTCATGGGCGGCGTAGCTGGTCAGATCACGACTGCGGTTGCTGCACCGTTCCGCAGTTTCGCAACAGGAATTTGGAATCCGTTTGCCACGACTTTGACAGGGGCGTTGGATCAGATACCAGCCACGGCGAACATAAACATTCCGTCGTTGTCTTTCCCGACAGCACACTCCGGTGGTGTGATTGGTGGCCGGTTACCTGAAACAGGTGGGCCGTTTGAGTCTTCTGAGATGCTCGTGAAGATGCAACGCGGCGAGGGTGTTATCCCTGCGAGCGTTATGAAAGCAATGACCCCTGCCGAGTTCGAAACTATCCGGCGAGGTGATTTTGGCGAACGTGACCCTCGTGCAGATAAGGCCATGACCCAACGGTTCTTGCCGCAGATGGGTGCGCCCGCTGCACCGATGCCACCGCCGAGTGGAGACTCGTTTGCTTCGTTACCTTCGTCAATTCTGGAAGGGTTGAAAGACGCTCTCAAGGTTACGTTCGCTGAGGCTAAGAGCTTGACTGAGCAAGCTTTCTATGCGCCTAAGTACTTGGGTGCTATTACTTCTTCTGCTGCGATGGGTGGCCTTGGATTCGTTGGTCAGAAAATTGAGGAAGCTAATAAGGCAACTGCGGATGCTATGGGCGGTGTTGGCACTGCGTTCCCCGGCGGTGTTCCTATCGGGTTGCCTGCTGCGGTTGAGAGGTTGCGGCAGGTTGCTGGTCGCCCCGGCAACTATCGGGCGCTCATCGATTACATGAACGCGACGGGTGTCCCGTTCCGTGCTGTTTCGACGGTGCGTCCCGGTGCTACAACTCGTGGTTCTGGCGGCGCGCGCGCTTCGCTGCACGCTTCAGGGCGGGCGGTTGACTTTGCAGGGTTGCGGCCTAGCCGGGATTCACCGGAGTTGCTGAGAATTTATCGGGCGTTCGAGCCGGTGCGTGGCATTCTCCAAGAGCTAATTTATTCGGGTCCGGGCGGCGGGTTTGTTCGCAACCCGATTACCGCTGCGGATCACCACGACCACGTTCACGCTGGTCTAGCTAACGGCGCTTATGTGCGGAGCCGGATGACGGCGATGCTTGGCGAGGCTGGTCCTGAAGTAGTTATCCCCCTGACGCGCCCTATGCGGGCGTTACAGCTCGCAGAGCAGTCCGGGCTGCTAGGCGTACTGTCGCAGGCGGCGGGCCAACGTGCGGCCACACAAGGCGACACAGGGGCCATCCCTGTAGGGGCAGGAGCGGCGGGTAGTGTTGAGGTTCAGGGTTTGTTCCCCGGTCAGGGCAACACCTACAACATCTACGGGATCAGTATGGCTCAAGTAATTGCTGAGATTGAGGCTCGTGAGCAGGCTTCGACCCGTGTCAACTTTACGAGGCGCTGATGTATCAGGCTTACTGTTACGGCAACCAGACTGAGCTATGGAACAACCAGCGGACCCTTGACTATTTGCGTGGCAATCCTTACGGGGTTGACGCGGCAACAGTTCTCGGCGGGTACGCAGCAGGCGTAGCGGGCAACCTTGGACCCTATGCGGTGAACAAGGTTCCGTGTTCTCCGGCTTCCGCGATGTTTTGCGACCAGCCTAACGGGGTCGCTACGACTGAGATTGAAGTTGAGCAGACGGACGACTTGATCGACGCAGGACTTTTTGGTGGTATCCCGCTGCTGCCCGGTTCGAGCTTGAATCCTGCTTCACTCAATTTGCTGTTCGATACGTTTCCTCTGCCTTTTGCTTCAGATTTTATGGGTGCGGGTGTTCCGATGCCGGTAGTTCCACCTGTGCCGGGAGCGGTTCTTGTTGGTTGCAGAATCAGTTGCATCACCGTTGACACGGGTTTGTGGACTTCAGCAGATTCAGGGATGTACTTGTGGTCGGTTGACGATTTTACTAACCCGCTGCCGGGTTCAACATCTGTGACTGGTACTGGTTCTGCGGGCTGGAACTTCTTTCCTGCTGGAACAGCGTCGCAAGTTGTGTCTCAACCTGCGGGCGCGGTTGATGTTGAGTTCAGGTGGGACACACCTATCGTGGGTGCATCGTTTCCGGCAGTGAGTTTTGTTTGCTTTGATTTCGGCGGCGGTATCGCCCCTGTGAGCATCTCTGCAACGGGGTGGACTTGGATATGGGAAGTAACCGGGCCGTCGGGAATATACGAACTTGATCTGACAGGCGGCGTTGATAGCCCTGCGTGGTTCGATCCAGAGGTGCCTGAGTCAGGTGACTTCTACGGTCTGTTTGTTGAAGACATAACCGGTTTTGATTCTGTTGTGCAACGCGATCTAGCTCCTGCGTCTATCTATGGTGGGAGTTTGGGGCCACTAAAGTTGGGGCCACGAACACTCACCGTCACGGGTTACCTGTTTGCAAAGACTTGTTGTGGTTCAGAGTACGGGCTGCACTGGCTCAACGAGGCGCTGATCGGTGCCACTGGGTGCTTTGATTGCGCGTTGGGTGACTTCTTCATGTTGAAGTGCTGCCCACCCGCTGAGGCTGACCCGTTGGACTACGGTCGTGTCCTGCACCGCACAGGGCTAGTTGACGGTCCTAAGGTCGTGGACAAGTTCGGTACTTGCTGCGATCAGTGCGGGTACACGACGTTGAAGGTTCAGTTCACGATTGCTTCTGAGTTGCCGTACATCTTTTCTGATCTGACGTTCCCTGTGTTTGAGGAACCGTTCCCTGCTGAACTTTATGAAAAGTGTTTTACTGACTGCATTGACTGCCCTGAGATTGAACCGATTTCGTTTGAACCTGACTGCGGTGTAGTTCGTACCCCGCCGCCGTTGCCGTTCATTCCTGACGATGATTGTTGGTGCGAGCCGTGGGTAACGAAACAGATATGCGCGTCTTACACAAATGTTGCCGACTGGAATAGTGCAACTTCTTTCATCCAAATTTTTGCGGGCGCTACCGATCTGCGGAACCTCAAAATCTCGGCTTACGAGAATCCTCGTGCTGATCTTGATCCGCCTATTCCTTGCCCTTGTGGAATTATCGCAGACGATGAATATTGGAAATGTATTGTCCCGTGTCAGGAGCTAACCGTTTCGCAACTCCCGTCGGGTTCGACGCTCACGATTGACTCTCGTACCCGGATTGTTTCGTTGGAACTTGCGGGCGGTACTTACACTTCTGGTCAGGGCATTGTTGGGTCGGCGGGGTTCGCAGGGTTTCAGTGGTTTGATCTGCCGCAGTGCGCGACGTTGTGTTTCATTATTTCGGTTGATGCACGCGTGTCTGATAGTGCGTGGGTGACGATTGGTGCGGCGGGCAAGTTCCTCGCATCGGGCGGCTGACCGTGGCTATCTACGGGGAACTGCTTATCGGTTACGACCCCGGAGTCTGTGTGGCTTACCCGGCGCAAGTCTTAGATATTTCAGTTGTAAACATTGTTAGCACTAACCCAATCGTCAAATGGCTTTATTATTTCAGCCCCGGTTTGGTAACTAAGTTCGATGCGACACCCGCTCAAATTACGGCTTACGGCGGCGGTGGATGTAATGTTTGTCAGTCCCTCAGTGTTTACATAGAGGACTCGCTCGGAAACATATACGAATGCTTCGACGCTGACGGCTACTCGGTTATCCGAACACAGCCTCAAGATGTGTTCACGGGGTTAGTTCCATCTCCCGTTGCATCTTTAGGTGTTCCACTAAACGGTGTGATGCAGTCTGGTGTACCGGCACAGTACTCACCATCATTCGGGTGCTACGGGCCTTGTTTCTCTTGTAGCAATTTCCCATACCATTGGGAATCATCCATATGGACAGACGGTATATTCTTTGAGACAACAGCTTCGGTTGTACCGGGCGGCATGTTTCTACAAACAACAGCAACTCTAGAGGTGCCGCTTGTAGAAGGATCAAGTTTTGCTGCATTTGGAATATCAACTTCCGGTGACGCAGTACCACCTTGGACGCAAGCTTCTCAGATTTCCAGCCCGTCACTAGCGGTGACGATCTTTAGCACGGCTTCAAGTTTCACTTCACTTGGTCCGGTCCCCGAGGGGTTCGGATGGTCAAATGACAGCCCAATCGCCGCAGGGGAAACCATCGTTTTTTCTGGAACAATTCCAACTGTTTATCCGGTACACAGTCTCGTAGTTTTCTTTGGAAGCGAAAATGGTCCGGGGGTAGAATCAATTTCGATTTCGGGCGCGTTGGACCCAACTTCTCAATCTGTTCTCACCCCGACCTGTCTGCCCGGTGCAACACTCGGCGTAGGCGACGACCTACAAGTCCTACTAATGACTCGCGGCGGCGGAAGTGTCATCGCAGAACTCAACCCCGTATCCGGTTCCTTCACCCGCGACGTTGACGCAACCTCAACCCTAGAAATGACCGGCGTAACTTCTGGTCTGCTCGGAGAATCCTGCTGCGATAATTGGGAAGAAGTGTACCCGTGGAATACCGAGATCATCGTTTACCGTGACGGGCGAGACGCGTGGTGCGGCCCAGTGACGGGCGTGGAGTTTGGGTACGGGACGGTCAAGGTTACTGCTGCTGATCTTACCGCGTGGTGGGATAGGCGTGTGTTGCCTGCCGATCTGAACTTTGTGAACGTGGACCTTGCGACGATCTTTGAGTCTGTTGTTACTTCTGCGATGTCTACTGATCCGGTTGCGAACTTCAGTATCACGACAACCCCGACAGGCATCCTCGGCACAAGAACCTATTTACAAACAGATTACAAGTATGCGTCTGATCTTTTATCTGAACTAGCTAAGACAGGAATTGACTACTCGGCATACGGGCGCACCATTCTTTGCGGCGGCGAGCAAGTCCCCGCCGATCCATACGTTGTTCTGACGGACGAGTTCTGGGTTCAGCCACCCACGATCAGCGCTAGAGGCAACGATCAAGCCACACAGGTGATCGTTCTAGGGAAAGGCGTTACAGGTATTGCGACTGCTGGCACGGCTTATACGGACTTCTACGGCCTCCTCGTGCGAACCTTCAGCGAAACAGAAATTGAAGATGTTGCGTCTGCGCAAGCTGCGGCAAACACACGACTCGCTCTACTGCAAGACCAGTTATACATTGACTCTGGTTCTGGCGGTGGCCTGAAACCAACAGCGCCGATCACGTTGCCGGAGTTGATACCGGGAATCAGAGTGCGAGTTGACAGCAGTGCTTCATGCCGTCAAGTCGTAGCGGACTTCCGGTTGAAGTCTGTGAAAGTCGGGTTTGATGGTAGCGTGTCTATCGACTTGCAACCTCTTGGAACGGTTGGCACCTGATGTCTTTTCGTGATGATGAACGCAATCTTGGTCACCGGATCGAAGTATTGGAAGCGCGTGTTCGTGCGCTAGAACAGCCGGGAGCGTTGCCGCCTGACAGAGGTTGGATTCTCGCTCAGGTCGGCACGGACCTCAAATACCTGTACGTCCCAACTGGGGTGTACGGACCGATTATTGGTAGTCAATGAGTTAGGATTCTGATATGGCACGTTGCGGTTGTTCCTCTACTTGTGTTTGCAGTATTAGTCCTTCAGCTTGCATTACTGTTTCTGGTAATGGTTCGACGGGCGCACCGTTTGTACTCGCACCGATCATTGACCCTGTGGTTAGTAACACGTTGACTTGTGGTCCTGATGGTTTGTTGGCGGTGCCGCTTGTAGTTGATAACACTTCCTGCATTGAGGTTGGCGGGTTGGGAACCGAGGCTGACCCGTATTTCATTACTCCTGTGATCGACCCTGACTTAGACAACATTTTGGAATGCGGTATCGCGGGCTTGTTTGTTGATGGGTCAAACGTTCCTGTTGCGGGCGTTGGTGACACTCAGTGCATTCAACTGAGCGGCGATGGGACTATTGCTAATCCGCTACTTGCGCAACCTGTTGTCCCGTTTTCGACAGGGAACATTTTGACTTGTACTGTAACTGGTTTGATCGCCGGTGGGCCTGCGTTCAAGACATGGGTTACGGCTTTGAGTGTTGCGGCAAACGTGGCTCAGATAAACGCTGCTTCTGTTACTTATCTTGCGACGCTTCCTTGAGAGGATTCTGAATGGCTCAGTGTGGTGTACCAACAGCGGCGTGGCCGTTTGCGTGTGGTGATGTTGACCTCAATAACGGTTTGCATTGGGATGACACGACGAACAAGTTTTGGGTTGAACCGGGGATGTCTACACAGGTTCCTGCGAGGACGTTCTTTGCTGCCCCGGCGAACATTGACGCTGCTTCGCCAAACGGCAACGGACTCTACTGGGATGCCGCTAAGTGCAAGGTGTGGGCGCGCCCTGAGTCCTGCACGAATCACAACATGGCGGCAGTGGGACAAACAAGAACTCCTCTGCAACCACCTTTCTGGCAATATCAAACAGGGCCTTACGGTGATCGTCACGCTATTTGGTGGAGCGCGGCTTATCTTTCAATACCTTTCAATAGACGGCAGAACTTTACGCTGATCGACGTAAACACAGGCATAGTTACCATGAGTAATACTTCACCGATTGCCCGTCGTGTTCAGATACAAGCTACATACCCACGGATTCAAGATTATGTAACTCTGCAATCCGCGTGGTGTGAACTCGTCGGCGAAGTTTTCTACAACATATATCCGACTGGCGGTCCTGTTGGAGCATGGACCGCGTTGTATGGCACCCAAATCAGTCATGTTCCGTTTGCTTACGACCCTGATGATGCAAGCAACAGCCTCGCTTCACCGGGTTATCCGTTTTCATATCCTTATGGTGGCGGTGTATCGGGGCTTGGTTCCGGTTGGATTACAGCATCAAGCACGGGAGCAGACTACTTGTCGGGTGGTGGTCACGGGCTTGTTGCTGCAATCACAGAATTGGGAACAGTCGGCCACTATGTGATACTTCAACCCGGAGAATCTGTAAGAGCAACTTTCCGACTCAATGCCGTGACAGGCGCGGCTTCACCATACATTATAAACCCCGGACCGCCCCCTCTTTATGATCCCCCGTGGTATGCAAGCTACACATCGCTCCTAAACTTTGGTTTTACACAAATGACTTTGATATGAGCGTGAATGGAGATGAACCAATGACTGACACCACACCTCAAATTGCAGAGTCGCAAGATTGGGAACCGTTGCCTGAAACCATTTCCGATGTTGTCGCATTCTTCACGGCTAGAATCAAAACTTGGTCAGACGCATCTGTTTCCCCGCCGAGTGAACCAACCGACATGGCGCAAGTGTTGGAACAGTATGTGAACAATCCAAACCCTGCGTTACTGCCAAGTCCTGAATATCTTGCACAACGCGCGGCAATAGAATCACTCGGCTTAGACCCTGACATTCTCGCCCCGATCAAACCCGTAGACCTCGCTGTCGGATTCTATTTGGAACGCTTCGCATATCCTGAGTGGTCAACCCGAGAGTGGATTCTTGGTGTCGGCTGGTCGCAAGCTGACTGCGACACGATCTGCGCGCAACTCGTCTTTGTGCAACCCGAGGCGGTAGCATATGTGGCTACGCTCACACCGGGTGTGCAAACAATCAACGGCAACCTCGTCAACATCATCCTCTAGGACGCAACATGACTCTCTATAAAGCGCTGTTCAGTCTTCCCAAGCATCCGTTCGGCACAGTTCAAGACCTTGACCCTGCGGACCCTGTGGTCGCCCAGCGGGTGAAGTCGGGGATGCTGGTAGCCGTTACCCCGGCGGGCGAAACAACGCCTGTATGGGCCACTGAAGCGCCTGTGAAGGCACCTGTGGAAGCTGCTCCGGTTGAAGCTGCGCCTGCTCCTAAGAAACGTGCTGCACGCAAAAAGCCTGAACCACAGGTTGAGACTCCTAACCCTAACCTTCAAGTACAGGTTGAGGGTTCAGACGAAACCGCCGCCACGCCTGCCCAGCCTGACACGATGACGATTGAAGCCCCCTCGTCGGTGATGACTTCTTGGAACCTGTCTGACTGATGGCCTGTTCATGCAACCAAGGCAAAGCCGCTACTGAAGCGAACCCGTCGATCCTCGGTGATGACGTTGGCGACACACAACACGTTAGGGCCACTGTCGCGGTGCTAGGCGCTCGGGCGGGGGAACTTACTTGGGTGCGTGGTTCGCACGTTCCCGGCATGATACAAGCGGGCTGGTTGCAACCTGTCTAACCGGCGGCGTTGATCTGAGCGGTGGCCGCTGTGAAGTTGTCACTTGCTTGGTTGACGTAGGTGGTGGCGCTATCGTAGTCGCCTGCCATGCACGCTGCTGCTGAGTCAACAAGGTTTTGGAATGCGTCAAGCATCGGCTGCACCGGTGCGTCACTGTACTTGGCGAGCGCTTCAGATGCGGACTCGCTCAGGTTTTCGCAAGCTATGTCAACGACTCCCACGTTGCCGGTCTTTGTAGCGGCGCTAACCCCGCTCATGTCTGCTTGGACTCCGCTTAGGTCATCCATGAACTCTGGTTCAGCGTTGAAGTATTCCTTCATGCTTTGCGGCGCAGGAGCGTAGGGTTCCTCGCTCGCGATTGTAGAACCGCATCCTGTAGCGGCGATCAGTACGCCAGCGATTAGAACCGTTTTCATATTCATTGTTTGCTCCCTCGTTGAGTTTGTACAGGTTGCCACATGGGGTGGACTTGAAAAGAAGGATGCCCCGGCACCACGAGGTGGAGATGGAAAGGAGAGGTGGTGCCGAGGACTAGTCCCGCTCAGTTATGAGGAGCGGGGCGTTCTTGAAGAACAGAGTAGAGCAAGCAATAGACGGCATCGTCTATCAAGTAACCCCACGGATGCCTTTAGCAACAGACATCAAAGCCGTCGCTCGTGTCTGCACCGCACGAATATGCCGATCAATCGACTTCTCACGAGCCTCAAATATTTTGTACAGCCGATAGAGGTCATCGCCTATAGCGGATTCAGGATCAGAAGGATCGACCCGAGCGCGCTTCGCCCGAGCCTCACGAATATCCGCAGCCTCTTTATCGCCACGG